GCCCTCCATGCCGAAGAGGTCCTTGATCCATGACCAGCCCGCGGACAGGCCCTCGAAGGCGTTGAAGGCGTCCAGCAGTTCGTAGACCTTGAAGGAAACCCAGCCGACCGCCTTGCCGACGATCTCGAAGACATCGGCGATGAAGCGGAAGATCGGGATCAGGGCCTTTCCGGTGGCGGTCAGGGCGGAGAGGGTGGCCGTCATGTTCTGGCCGATCAGTTCGCGATTGGCGTCGATCCAGGTTCCGACCCCTTCGGCGACGTCGATCAGGGCGGGGGCCATGTGGCCCACCAGGGCCATCACCGAAGCGTTGATCCGACTGGTCACCTTGGCGACGGCGTCCTTGGCGGCGGCGATGTTGGCGACGGTGTTCTTCGACAGGGTCATCCCCAGGCGGTCCGCCTCGTCCCGCATGGACCGCAGGCCTTCGGCCCCGCCCTCCATCATCTGGATAAGGGAGACCCCCTCCGAGTCGAAGAGTTTCATCGCCAGCCGGACCCGGTCGGCGGGTTCCTCGACCCCCCGGATCGCGTCGGCGAGAATTTCGAACTGCTCTTCGGGTTTCAGCTGGGTCAGTTCCACGGCGCTGATCCCCAACTCTTCCAGGGCCCCCCGGGCCTCCCCGGTGTCGTTGGCGGCTTCGGCGACCCGGCGGGTCATGCGTTGCCAGCCCATGGTCAGGGTCTCGAAGCTGACCCCCGACATGTCGGCGACGTGGCGATACTGGGAGAGGGCTTCGGCAGACGCCCCCAGACGGATGTTGAGCTTGTGGATCTTGTCCGCCGTGTCCATGGCGCCCTTGGCCATGGCCCCGAAGCCCGCGATCCCCGCGGCCCCGGCGATGGTGGCCCCCAGGCCGAGGACGGACTTGTTAAGACCCATCACCGACGATTTGATCGCCTTGAAGGTCTTCGCGGTCTTGTTCTGGGCCGTGATGGAGAAACGGACGTTTTTGTCGGCCATTTTTTCGCCCCTTTTAGTTCTTCAGCCAGAGAGACGGCCCAGGTGTCGAACTCCCGGGTCGTCATGTTCTCCACCGCTTCGAGGGTCAGCTTCAGCCGATCGGCCAGGATCAGGCGGAAGCGGAGGGATCCGTCGGATCGGATTTTTTTTTAATCGCCTCCGGATCCAGGTCGGCGAACATCTCCGAACCGATGGAGAGGATCACCGACGGGTCGACCCGATTCATCAGGGCGGGCTTGTCGGCCAGGGTGAACAGCTTCTCCCCGCTTTCGTCCCGGGCGTGTAAGATCATCCCCTGGACGATGAGTTCCAGGCCGGGGCCGACCCGCTCTTCGATCCGGCCCAACTTGTCGCGGTCCTTGACGGTCAGGGGATTGACGAAGATCTTCAGGGGGGCCCCGGCGTCGTCGGCCCACTGGGGGACCGCGATCTCCTTCGGGGTCTGCTTTGAAAAGTGGGCCGTTGCCCGGTCGATCGCCTTCATCGGTCGCCGTCCTGGTCAGGTGGTTAGCGGCTAGCTGACGTTCTCTTCCGTCAGGGCCCCGGATCCCTGGAAGCTGATGGAGTGGGGGACGATGTCCCCTTCGGGGCTTTCGACGGTGCGTTCGGTGATGATGGCCGACCCGGTGAAGTGACGGCGCGGGGCCCCTTCGCCCCCGGGATAGAGGTCGACGGTGATCGAGGCCCCTTCGGCGCAGGCCAGCTGCCCGTTGGTGTCGGTGTCGTCCCAGTGACATTCTAGGGCCCCGTCCCAGGACTTGAAGGTCGTCTTGTAGGTGCGCCAGTCGTCGCCCTTGGCCGTGTCCTCCACGGTTTCGGCGTGGGTGTTGATGGTGAAGGTCTTCACTTCGGCGACGGCGTTCGCCCCGATCTTGATGATCCCTTGATTCCCCGTGTAGGTGGCCATGGGTTCCCCCTATGCAGAAGGTGAAGCGTTCTTCCGAGCGGACGGCGACAGCCGTTCCGCCATCAAAGCGGCGTGTCGGGCGCCGCCCGATTGACGTGATAGGTGATCTCGAATTCCAGCCGGATCAGGCCCGCCGGGGTGACCGCGTCCCCGGAGAGTTCGACCGTGGTCGTGGGGCCGTCGACGGTCTTGACCCAGACCGGGACCGCGACCGCGACCTTGATCAGGGGTTCGATCTCCGCGGCGATGGCGTCGAGTCGGTCGACCACGTCGTTTCCCTGGGCGTGGGCCTCGAGGGCGACGGTCAGGGCCCGCCGATCGTCGCCGAGCTTGTTCAACCCTTCGCTGGCCTCTTCGTTGGTGAAGATCAGGACCGCGGGAAGATCGCCCCCTTCGATGGGATGGACCCGGCCCGTGTGGATCGAATTGACCGTCAGCATCCCCGCCAGACCGGCGGCGACCGCATCGCGAATCTGTTTTCTACAGTGATCGGCCATATAAACCCCCTTGGCGTCTAGGACCGATTCAGGACGACGTCGGTCATCCCGTGGAAATCGGGTTTCACTTCGACCGCGACATAGGCCAGGGAGAGGACCTCGAAGCCGTCGCCGACGGCCAGTTCGGGGACATCCGAATCGACGACCCGAAGGACCAGGACTTCGGTCTGGATACCGACCCCGCCGGTTTCGGCGTAGTAGTCCCGCTCCACGACCGCCTCGACGGTCCGGGGGGATCCCCCCTCCGGGGTGTAGGTGACCTCGATCCCGAACTTGTCCCGGACCGCGGCGTTCAGCCTGTCATAGCTGACGGCCATTTAGTCCGCCTTTTTCTTCTTCTGGGGTTTCGACGTTGTCGTGGCCCGCTTGCTGGTCTTCTTCTCCACCTCCGCGTCGCGGTTGTCGGCGACGGGGGGATCGACGATCGGGACCGCCTTGCCCAGGGCGATCAGTTCGGTGGCGTGGTGATCGGCCAGTTCGACCACCTCGCCGACCCCGACCCGCTTTCCCCCGGCCACCGTGGCCCGGATGATTTCGATGGTTCGCATGGTTGACCCTTTCGAAAGTGGTCGGGAACCGGGGACCAGATGGCCCCCGGTTCCCATTTTGGAGAGTCCCATAAGGATCCCCTATCGCGTAAGCCCGCATCGGCTTTGGCGTTTGTTAAGCGGTCAAGGCGTCCTGCATGGCGGCGAAGCTTTCCGCGTGGCGGACGCCGACGTCGGCGTCTTGCAGGGCCACGACCCGGACGGTCCCCGAGGTGGCGTTGGTGTAGGGGTCGACGGTGATGTCCACCGTCCCCCAAAGCCCATAGATCAGGTCGGCCCAGTTGCCGAAGATGATGGCGGAACAGACCCCGGTGGAGGTCCCCTTGTCCAGGTCGGAGGGGACCTGATTGGAGACCGCGGCCCGGTAGCCGTTCAGGTCGCCGAATCCGGCATCGAAGCCCCGTTCCCAGACGAAGAGGCCGGTCCCGGAGGCCTTTTCGGTCTGCTTCAGCTTCCCGCGGACCTTGGCGTTGGTCAGGTAGGCCAGGGCGCCGACGTCGGCGTTGTCGATGGCGACTTCGGTTTCCAGGTCGACGACGTGGGACCAGGCCGGGGCCAGTCCGTTGGTGCCCCCGGCGACGTCGCCGATCCCGGTGGTGGAGAGGATCCCGGTGGGTTGATTGGACGCCCCGGTTCCGGCGATCCCCGCGGCGTCCAGGGCCAGGGCCAGGACGGAGGCCAGATCGGCCCGGACGAAGGCTTCGGCCCCGATGGCGGACTGAAGGATCAGCTTCCGGGAAAGATCGGTCCAGGCCCCGCAGGTCTTGGGGGCCAGGGCCAGCTGGGCCAGGACCGGGGTCGATTCGGTGACGTCCCCGCCCTCGTCGACCCAGTAGGCGGTGGCCCCGCCGGTCTGCTTGGGGATGGCCACGTCGCCGACGAGACCGGGGAGGGTCATCGCCCCCAGGGCCCGGGTCATCATCCGGTTGCGAAGGATTTCGATGAAGTTCGACGCCAGCAGGTCGGTGGACACCATGTATCCGCCGGAAGCGTCGGTCCCCACCACCATGTCGCGGGCCAGTACTTCCATGGGGACCATGATCCCCCGGGCGTCGCGCTTCAGCTGCCCCTGGACCGCCTTGGAACAGTCGAACTCGAAGGCGGCGGCTTCCTGAAGGGCCCGGTCGGTGGGGTTGGCCAGGGCCCGGATCGCCTTCAAGAAGGAGAAGGTCCGGGCCTCCTTGTCGTTCAGCCCCACGTCGGCCCCCTGGGTGACGGGGGAGAGGCCCCGGCCCTTGATCTTCTCCATGACGAAGGCCCGGAACTGGTCGACGGACTGTCCGTCGTTGACGGCGGCCAGGGCCTCTTCGCGGAAGCCGTGGTCTTCGCCGATGGCCATGAGGTCCCGGACGCGGGCCTTCTCCCGGCCCCGGGCGTCGGCCTCGATCTTGGCCACGTCCACGGGCGGGGCGGATTCTTTGGTTTCAATGGTGGCAGTCATTTCTTCAGGCATGGGTTCCCCCTTTGCTGCTTGACCGCGGGCGGAATCGGCGGCCTTCTTCGAAGGCTTGGGATCCGCGTCGCGGGCGATGATGTCGGTCATGTAGTCGGGATGGTGGCGGAGGTGTCGTTCGCGACCGACCCCGACCGATTCGTCGGCGGGAATGGCGACGAGGGACGCCTCGAGGGGCTTCCACAGAACCGCCCGATAGGTGCGGCCCTTCTCCTCGTCGTCCTCCTCGAGCCTCATTTTCAAGATGTGATACCCGACCGAAACATTCGTCCGGACCCCGTCCTTGACGTCCTGGAATATCTCTTCGGCGCGGTCAGATTTTCCGAATCTGACGACGGCCCGCCCCTTGCGGT